CCCTCGGAAGGAACACCTACCACAGACTTTCATCTGTGGTAAAGAGCCATCCTACGGAGCGCGGACTTGGGTCCCCCAAAGGGGCGCCTAAGTCCAGGCATCGCGGAGGCGTTGTGTCTCCAACTCAACAGGTTTGGACATCCTGTTGGGCTGGCTTGGTCCATGCTGGCTGGTGTGAACTCGTCGTGGCTAGGCATCTTAAGCGCTGGGTGGTGAAAGTTTGTACCCATAGGGGATGGGTATGGACCGCCAAAGCGCTTAAGAAACTTTGCCACGCCGTCAGAGCGTCCTCCATGAGGTCTCGGTACGAGCTTCCGGAGGATATCCCAAGGGATATCTCCAGAACTCTTACCAGCCTCGCTTGGAAGAACTCTCGTGACGGCTTCGCCTTTTCTCGTTGCGCTCGCTCCTTCCCTCTGGGTCCCCCGTCCGGAGAAGAAGTAGCTTTGCGTAGTGCCCGAGAATTGGCGACGACAGTTCACACCACACCGGGTTGGGCCCTCGAATCCATAAGGAAGTTTATCCTCTCTCGTAAGAGAAGAGGAGGCTTCCCTAAGGGGACGAGGGTCCTGCCCTCCTCTTCCTCCTCCTGCCATGAGCTCTCCGGAGCTCACGGCGGGACCAATGCCTACTTCCGACAGCTCGGTGAATCCGTCATCGACCGCGTCGTCTCCGCTGACCGTTCCCGAAGGAGCGATCCAGAGGCGATGTTGGCCGACCTCTTGCCTTACTGCCAGGACTCCCTCGGGACGTTCTGTGCCAGAAAGGTAAGAGGTGACGGTACACTCGCTGTCGCCGACGAAGAGACCGTCCGTGCTCTCGGTGTGCTGGAAGCCCGTCGCCTCCGCCCTAGGGCGGTTGAGACCAAGGCTACCGTCATCCGGGAACAAGGAATGAAATACCGAGTGGTGGGCGTGCCCTCCGCTTTGGTATTCATGGAAGGTACGTGGATCCGTCAATCTTGCAATATGCTTCCTAGGGAGCATTTTGTTCCGAGAGACGGAACCACGGTTCCTCCCGGTCTTTCCGCCGGAGCTGGTCAGGGCTGGTTCGTGTCTGTGGACCTTTCGAAGGCAACAGACGGAATTGGCCTCGACGCAGTCGAAGCAGTCATTGACGCTCTCCACGAGGCCCGCTTCATCCGTCCTGCGGATGTAGATAAGGCCAAGTGGGGAATGGGAGTAGATCCAATGACCAAATGGACTTCGTCCATAGGTGATTGGATCTCGAGGAGGGGCTCCCCGATGGGCACTCCTCTCTCCTTCGTTGTTCTTTCGTGGATTAACGCCTGGGCCTGCCAGGGTTTCTCCAATGTTGCAACTCACGGCGACGACGCTGTCGGTTTGGCCAATAGTTACCACGAAGTGGATGACTATAACCTTGCCGTATCGTCTATCGGCGCGAGTCTCAACATGACGAAGACTTTCGTATCTCGCACTAGGGCAACCATGTGTGAGTTTGCGATTCTCCCGTCCGCTAGAACATCGAAGGGAACGGTCGTTCCTTTCTACCCACCGTCTTGTCCAGGCCCAGGCGTGAGAGCACCCTGGGCTGCTGACCCTCGGGTACCCAACAGGTACCTTCGCAGGGCGGAGCGGGTAGTAAGGGCCTTCTTCCCGTGGTCCGTAAGAGACCCCCGAGTCCGACTTCCTCTCGAGGTCGGAGGACTTGGGTACACTGGAAGAGGGCTGGCAGTTAGCAAAGCAGTTCGCTGTCGTCTGGCAGCCGCATGTTCTCGCGGCTCGGACGTTGAGCTTTCTGCTGCACTTTCTGCCAAGCGACCGTTCAGAGAGGAGGGCCTCTACCCAAAATCCATGGTACGTGTACCCCTGCGGCCCAAGTCCTTCTACAAGGCTTGCAGAGCCGTCGACCGGAGCGAGGACTTTCACCTCAAACCGGCCGGACAGGGGGTTAGCGTACCACTCTCTAAAGTCATTGCAGCCAAGGCGCGTCAAGCAGAAGAGCTTTACACGTTCCTTGGTGGCAAGACTAAGAGAGTTGTGGATAAGGGTAGACCAGCAAAGACCAAGACGTCTACTCTCTTCCGGACTCCTCAAGTTCCATCCATCCGCCCGCTTTCCAAGGCGAACGGTGTATGGGCTCTGAAGAGACTGGCCTCGAAGCTTGCGGCTCTCGAGGTGAGAATAGACGAAGACATAGCGCACTCGATCCTCGGTTATAGAATCGAGAGTCCCTGCGCCCCTCACGGGGGGCAGGGAGGTGTCGGCAATCACTCCTCTCCTTAGAGGAATCGTGACTGCCGACATCGCTTTTTTTT